TTAAAAATGCCTCGTTCACCGGAATGGGAGTTGTAAAGTGATAGCCATTCTTCCATGAACTTTCCGACAGTAGGTGTGCTTGAATACACCGCACTGTTGTTCGCAAGAGCCCTGTGCGGAGCGGTTTCCCACCATGGTCCAGCTTTTGCATATCGAATCCTTTCATCGTCTAAGTCTGATAATGATATCATAGCTGATCGGCGTACACCACCGACTACAACAACTTCACCAAATTTACACATTAAATCATGGCACTCCAAAGAGTTTAGCTTGCGACCCTTTGCGCCTTTAAATAAAGCAACAGCAAACTCAAACAGGTCTACTAATGGTTGCGGCCCGGAAGCTCTTCCACCAAAAGTCTTAAGTCTTGCTCCGGCTGGGCGGACGGACTCAACATTCCACTTAGGGATTTCTCCTGCCCAGAGGTGGGCGAGGAGTAGACGTAATGACTTTGCCCATCCTTCTTTAGAGTCGTGTACAACAATGGTGTGCTCTGAATCAAACAACTTTTCTGGCACTTCGGGCAGACGGTTAATGTACTTGGATTCAATCGAGAATCCAACGCCAGTTCCGCAGAGCAAAATGTGCATCGCTTCGTCAAACGCTTTGGGGTCATCCACTGGGAGATACGAGCAATTATAGACACAGGTGTTATCACGATCCGCACTCTTTCCTGCCGTCATCATGGCTCGCATGGAAGGCATCAATTCTAAGTTAAAAATGGCACTACGAATTTCGGTTTTTAATTTGGTGTTTTCTTGTATCGCTGGTGTACGGCTGAAAATATAATCAACATACCGGTCTACTGTTTCACCCCAGTTCTCACGACGACCTTTGTCATCTTGGTAACGGGCGTAGCGGCTGGCTGCAATATATTCTTGATAGCTATCCATTTATTATTCTTTAAGTGATGGGTTGACAAAAAAAGGAGAGGCCGCAGTTTCTACGGACACTCCCCTGTACTACAAAATAATTATACTGCGAAGTCAGAAGCGGCGGTTGTAGAGCCACCTAATTTCTCACCATCTTCTAGCTTTTGAACGTTGTTCAAACCTGCTGCAACACCTTTAGATCCGCTTGTATCGTACGGATACAATGTGATTGATGCGCGACCATAGCAACCAGAATAAAACTCGCTGGTATCAATGATTGGGTTTAAATTTTGATCAACAACGCCGGGCTTTTCGTTAGAGCTAGCGTTGATAAAATAGTGACCAGCGTATGTTGCGTCATCTTTTTCTGCATCGCCATCACGCAAACCACCTTTTAGGGTTTTAGGAATAGAGCCACCCCACACAGCCGCATTGGCTGTCTTGGTCTCTTCAAATGCTTTCTTAAAACGGTCTACAGTTTCTTTGTCTGATTTTGGAATCAGAATAGAAACAGAGTATTTCAATGTGCCGTTAGGTGTTTCACCCGGTGTGAAAACGTTAGCATAAGAGAAACGCACTTTACCAGTTACAAACTTGGTTTTTACAGATTTTGATGCCATGATGATAATTCCTTTTTAACATTAAGACTGATCTTCAGTTGGGGTCAGTCTGTCTACCCATACATATAATAATGCAAAATTCAAAAACTTTTTTTTAAGAATCGTACAAAATACCTAACTCGCCCATTGCTTGTTGCATTGCTAAAGCTCTTACAAAATCTGTCCGGTATGCTGGCTCATGTAAAATCTCTGGCTCTTCTGCTACTACATCCAAAATATCGTCAATTGCCATTCTTAACTGCATAATGCTTTCTCGCTGACCACTGCCCGGCAATCCATCAAAGTCTTTAAGAAATTTTTCAATTAATACGTCTGGAATTTCAAACTCCGAACCGTAACACGCTACCATCATAGGTACCTCTTATTGTTATTTTGCCACCATGACGAGGCCGATATTACCGGTTGCATAACCAATAAACATAATACCGGTACCAATACCACCTTTCATAAACTGATCTATCGCCACGACAAAATACACGACACCCATTGCTGCTATTAACCATGTGCTCATTTAAAATCCTCCATTGCGTCCTCTTTGACCTTAACTAATTTGGGCTGGCCATCGGGGCGCAGCACTAAGTCACCTAGCCAAGCTGTCACCTGACCTTTAGGTCCTAGCTTTTCCAAGGCTGCTATAGACTTTAGTTTGCGTGGCTCCCAAATCACCTCTTCGCTCATACCCTTTTCTTGAAGCACCACAGCAGCTAGAGCATGGTCACTAATCTTGCGGTGAGTCACAGTGGTGGAGAGTTTGTATCCCGGCGGAACAATCTCCTGTTCTATTGCGCGGGTCAATGCGTAATCTTCTACGTCGTTTGCCCACGTGCGAAGGTTTTGCGCTTTGGCAAGGACTTCACTAAACTCTTCTTCGGTGAGGAGGGCTGGCGTTTTGAACTCGAGCTTGGCAAGTTCGGTGTTAAAGTCACTACGAGCGCGGCATTGCGCTTTGGCTTTGCAGAACTGGCACCACTCGCCGGGAAGAAATTCTCCTGTTCCACTCCAAGCCTTTTTGGCTTTAGGCTTGACGAAGTAATTTGCCCAATCGACCAGCTTAATGATGTTTGTTCCATCAGATGAAATACTGTCCAAGCGAGGCTGGTGGATTGTGTACGAGACCTCTTTGATGTCTGGATATTCATCCTTAAACTTGGCATAAGCACCGAGTGCATAAAGGCGAAGTTGAGTGTTATCAATCGCCGACACTGGGACGCCTTTTCCAAACTTGAGATCGATGACGCGAATGGAGTGCTTAGAAAGTATAACCACATCGGCTGTGCCAAAGCCATCAGGCACATAGTCAGAGAAGTCCACACGCTGTTCAAATAGCGGGGTATCTCCTTCACCAATTTGGCTGCGGACATATAGTACATAATTATCGACGTTAGCCTCGAAGTCGTCATTGTAATAGGGTGACTCTTTGATCGCTTTATACTCTTGTTCATACTCTTGCGTTCCAATTTGATTGTAATAGTATCGTAGTTTAATCTCACCAAGGGTATGTGCCATAGTGCCCTCTTGCGAGAAATCAAAGGCACCTGCGCCTTTCTTTTGCTCTGGAAGAGTTGCTTCTAATCTGGCGCTAGGTGTGCAGGATAGCCATCGTTTGGATCCTGAAGCTGAGAGGAGTGCGTGTGCCGTCAATTTGTATCTCCTGTGTTTTTATTAACACATAGTATACCATAAAACATATTGGGATGTTGCATTGATGTTACCCCTTAATGGTAATTTGGTGGGTAGCCAGTGATTAAGGCACTGGCACGGCCGCTAAGCCTGTTCCCCGTTGATTGGTATTACTTTAATGCAGCTAATAGCTCTGCTATTTCTTTTTGATAATCTACTTTGATTTCTGCTTTAAGATCAATCTTAGTATCGCGGGTTTCGCGATAGTCTTGTTGAAATTGTCCACGTAGAGCAATCTCTACTAATCGTGAATTAAAGTTTTTGTTTTCTACGTTGGCTAGGAGTTGTGTTTCCCAAAATGATTGTGCGTGCACTAAGGCAATGTCTAACGCTTCACCAAATTCTGGATGTTTCTTTTTCCAGTTTTCTGCTGTGCTTTTAGATATGCCTAATTGGCTCCACATCATTTTTTGTGAAGCGCCTTCTTTTCCCATTTCAATAATTACATCACACATTTTGGGATCAAATTTTGCTATTAGTTTTTTAGCTGCCACACTTCCACCTTTTTAACGCTGCTGCTTTACGTGTTGGTTTACCATTCTCGTCCTTCATCGGACCCTTAACGCCAGACATACGGGCGCAGAATGAGTCCTTACGTGCACCACCTTGGGGTTGTGGCGCTTTGAGGTTGCTACCGTTCTTAGCGTTGTATGCTTTACGACCAGCCGCAGTCATGCCAGCGCCTTCATCGGTGCTTAGGTAATGACGGCTTTTTCCCGTAGTGGTTTTTGCGATTGGCTTGTCATGCTTAACTGAACCGCCGTCAGCCATCTTAGGCATCTTTTTAAAGTCGTCCATTATTTTTTCTTTGGGGGCTTAGCTGTTTTAGCAGATTGCACAAACGCGTCTTTTGTAGGTGCGCCTTTGGCACCAACTTTGCGCATCTTTTCGCCACTGCCAGCTTTGATGCGTTCTTGTTTAGCGTGAATGTTTGCGTATAAACCGGGTTTTGTTGCCATAATTATTTCCTAATTGTTTGGTGGAGGTGGACGGGTATGCCTACCGTTCACGACGTTGATATTGCCCCTTGATAGAATCGAACTAACAATTCAAGATTACAAATCTAGCGTTATACCATTTAACTAAAGGGGCTGTCCCTTAAAACGCTACAGTCATTCCTGTGACGCGTTTAACTGTTTTAACTAGCTCGCGCTCATTTGCATCACTGACAAATCTATTAATCTCGATAGACTTTTCAATGATCTCTTCCATTGTTGGAAACTTGGGTGCTAGATCTGCTGCGTTTTTGGTTGCAGTATCTAATGCTTCCCAAACAGCCAAATTGGCCTTGTACTGTTGCTCTAAAAAGTCTTTGGCGCTGTTAAATACTGAAAAACGTAATTCGTATGGTGTCATGTAAATCTCCTGTGTGTAGTGTGTGTAAAAAGTGCCGGATTCTATGCTGGTGTCCGGCAACCAGTGGCTTGATTTACAGCCAATGTGAACGGCCGAGTATCCCCAGCCCCGGAGAGCTTCACAGCTAGTCCTACATATAATAATGCAAAGAACTAGCCAAATCCGCCCTTAATCCGGGATGATGATCGTCTTTTTAGGCTTAGATGGGGGTGTTTTGGTCATTGCGCTGTGTAAGTGGGGCATAACATCATTAAGCATCATCTTGGCCATTGCTGCAGCCTTTTCTTGATGCTCAATTTCCTGCTGTGCTGTGGTCATTTTGGCTTTACGCTCGACCTCAGCTATGATGTTACTGCTCACACCTGCTCGCTTAAGCAGCTGTTTGAGATTCATTTTGGATCGCTACCAATGCTTCAATTTGGGGGCCGGCTTGGGTTTGCAAATCTTGGATATAACCAGCGGATGCAATGAATGGTGCGTTGCCTAAAATTTGTAGCAAACCGTTAGTTGCCTTTACAGAAAAACGAAATGTCAAAATCTCGTTATCCAAACCACTATCAATCACTTTTTCTTCGCTCATTTTTTACTACCTTTCTTTTTAATTGGAAAATCAGGAAACAATGCATCTCTTGCTGCTAACTTCTCTGGGTCTGTGCAGTACTGATTTAATTCAAACACTTTGCAGTGCATATCTTGCGCATTCCAAATACGCATATCGTTTAGTAGCTTTAAACCTAACAGTGTATTTGCCACTTCGTCCTCTGTCATGGGTGTTGGCGCGTCGCCATGGTAACGAAAGAACAACTCTAAATCATCGCTGGTCTGCCAGCATTGCATGATGGCCTGTTCTAAATCACCCGCTGTGTATTTTTTCATTTTTTGTTCATCCTTTTCTTGGCCTTTTTAAGTTCAGCGTCAAAGTCTATAGAAAACCAAGAGCCAATTAATTTAATTGCTGGTAACATTTCTGTGTACGCTTTAACGTCGTCCTCATGGTAAACAATTCCGTTCTTTAACATACTGTTCATGCTAACGTAAGAGTCGGCTAAAACATTTACTACAATTTGATCTGAAAAATCATCATCTAGTTCTAATATCATTTACCACACTCCTTATCTATGCGTGACTTCATTGTTGGTGTGCGCTTTTCAATCTCTCTGCGGATATACCACTCCGCCTTACGTAGATCTTCAATCGCGTCGTTTTTTAAATCTGCTCGCCAAATATACTTAATCGCGTTGCCTAAATTAAAAGTCATATGCTCAGTAATCTGAATGCAGTCAATTCCCGACGGATGACTAGTATAATGACTAGGCTTGTTAACTGGATCTTGCATGTCTCATCTCCTGTAATTCTTTTTCCATTGCGTGACACTCTTGCATTGTTTCACACACCCATATTCCAATAATGTTTTCGTATCGTTCCAAATCAATATCCTCAACGCCAGTGATTGTTTCCATAACGTAATTGCCTTTGTAACGATGCTCAACAATAAAATGACTCATAACTTTAATTCCTTTTTTATAAATTCTACACCTTTTGCAAAGTGATACCGCCAGTATTTTTCAGTCACTCCAATATCCACATAAGTTAAGCCGTCTAAAAACGATTCAATTACAAATTGTTGTTTAGGGGGCATTCTTTCTGATATTAAACGTTTGATGTCCTCAATGTCTTCCGGGTCCCACGGAAGCCAACCCTCAATTATATGTGAAGATATGTTGTCTGTATCATCTTGTTCAATTGGATCAATGTCTTCATCTGATAATCGTGGCGCAACTGCGTTTATTTTGTGTTTTATTTTTTTTGTTAGTTTCATAACCTGTAATCAAAAATCGCTGCTGCGTAAATATTGCCCATGCCTGCTGCAAGGCTTAACATTAAACCATCTGGAACATTTGCTGGCTCAGATAAAAACACTTTGTCCTCTTCTGTGCGGTTTTTAATCGCTGGTACTAGACCGTTTCTTACATCGTCTAATAACAGACACGTTTCTAACAATCCACTGGCGGCAACTGTATGGCCAATGTGCTGTTTATACGATGTGGCAATAAAACTATCTAGCGTTGCTTTCAGTGCATTCTTTTCTGCTGTATTGTTGGTTAATGTCCCCGTGCCGTGAGTCTTAACTAACTTAATCGCGCTTGGAATAACTTTAGCCGCGTCTAAAGCACCACGGATAGCACGTTGGTATCCTTGTCCGTCTGCGCGTTGTCCAATTGGATTAGAGTTTTGTTCTGCGGATATCCATGCACTTAACAATTTAGCATTAACATACGATTTGTTTTTATTGACCGCGCGTTCTGATTCAAACACAGCTAACGCAGCACCTTGCCCAATAATAAATCCGCTGTTTTTACTATCAAAGGCGGACGGTATAGCTCCTTTTTCTTCGTCAGCAATTAAAATATTTGCTTTTGTTTGGCCAAAAAATTCTAACGTCATTTTAGATGAGGGGTCTTCTAATGCCAAAATAATTACACGATCAAAACCTAAATTATCAATTAAGTTTTTTGCATCCATCATGCATTTGATACCCGATGCACAAGCGCTAGCATCTGTTGCAACATAATCATATGCTTCAAATATAGAAGCCATGCGACCGGCAAAAATATTTGTCATGGTGAGCATGCCCATCTTATATGTATAGTCTAGCTCACTTGGTCTATCCTGATCTTTTGCTTTACCCCCAGCCCAACCTTGAGATCCTCCAGCTAAAAGAAATGCTGTTTTTCCGTAAACTGGATTATCTCTAACATAATCAACTATTTCTTTTGTGGCAACTCGATTTGCCATTTCGTGTGGTACATATGACAAACCTGTTTTTACTCGAGTGTATAATTCTGGCATCCAATGTATGCGTTGTGGGTACACTAAATCTGATAATACTGTTGTATCCGTTGTGCTAAGCGTTTTGTATTTTGTTAAATAAGTTTTCATATTAAAACGCTATGTTTTTAATTGCTTGCTCAATTGTTTCTGGATTTTTAGTAGCATGTTTTTGATACAAAGTAAAACATTCACCAACGTTTTGTGGTTGCAACTGTTTGGCAATTTCTTCTGACACGCCATACACTTCTGCAAAGTAGATACATACCATGATGGTGTCCAAACTATCTAAACCAACATCCGCAAACGTATCTTCTAATGAATTTGCTTTAATTTCATCAAAACTTGCTGGCCTTGCTTGCTTTACAATTGCGTTAAATAGTTCTAGCTTATCCATTTTTTTTCTCCTAACTATAATAATGCAAAATTTAAGGCATTTAACAAAGCTTCTTGAAAATTTATTTTGCCATTTAAAGCTTTGACTACTTGCTCGTCAATACTATTGGACAAAACTAAATGGTGTAGGATAACCGGGACCGTTTGCCCTTGGCGGTAAACCCGTGCGTTGGCTTGGATGTAGTTCTCTGAGCTCCACGGTAGGTCATACCACACGGTTTGTGCTGTCTCTCCAACGTTGCACTGGAGATTAAGCCCGATGCCCCCTGATTGTGGGTGTGCGAGTAGCATACGAATCTGGCCACGACGCCACGCTTCAATGTTGTCATCGTCCAAGACCACGGCGTGCGGGAAAGTCTGCTGAATCCTTTGCAGACTGTGCTTGAAGTGGTAGAAGATAAGCGCAGGGGAGGAGGACTCTTCCATGATCGACTCAAGACGTTCCAGTTTAGCACAGTGTATTTCTTGAGCCTCTCCTTCTTCATTGTAGACCGCTCCCGATGTGAATTGGAGCAGTTTGTTCGCCAATGCCGCTGCGGTCGGAGCTGTAATTTTTTCGTTTTTAATGTCCACAACCATGTCTTTTTTAAGTTGCTCATATTGGCTCCTGACGTTTTTGTCTATCTCAACTTGGTGATAAAGCGTTGTAAGAGCCGGTAGCTGTAGGTAATCCTCAGCCTTAAGACTAAAACAAATATCTGAAACCTTATCTTTAATAATCTGATCTGCATTTTCCTTTAATTTCCAACTATATACCACACGTGTATGGCGGTTCATCTGATCTGGAGTCATGTACTTGTCCCTAAAGCGGGTTAGGCTAGTCTCCAAACGCTCTCCTAAGTCCAATATATCCACCTGAGACCAGAGATCTCCCATGCCCTGAGGGGTAGGTGTGCCCGTTAGAATTAAACGCCTAGAAAAGCCCTTTAAATGCTTCTTAAGTGCCTTAAAACGCTTGGTGCTAGGGTCTTTAAACCTAGATGACTCGTCAATTATTAAGTTAGTGAACACTAACTTAGGCTGGGCGTCTGTGAGCCAAACTACATTCTCAAGGTTTATCAAATAGATATCTGCGTCCGAATTCAAGGCGGACAATCTCTGGCTCGGGTTGCCCATAATCTTTGCCACTCTGAGGTGTTTGAGGTGTTCCCACTTCTTTACCTCCGTGTCCCAAACTGTTTCCGCTACCCTCTTTGGCGCTATGATAAGAGTTTTCCCCTTGAACTGCTGCGAGATAATCGTGAGCGTAGTCGCGGTTTTCCCCAAGCCGGGTGGGAGAAATAATCCCAAATTGGGAATGGATTCGGCTTTTGAGATTAGTTCTTTTTGGTACGGGTGGAGTTGCGTTATCTTTAGCATATAGGTGTGACCATATCCAGTCTGCGATGTCGTAGTGTTCTTGCATTGTACCATTGTCTTTAAGGCGGTTGGCTCTGTGCGATATAAACGCCACGTTACCCTCGACATACCCTAACTCTGGCAATATTTTGTCTAAAGTTGGGCAGTTGTCTTTCGTGTGACCTTTACCTAATCCAGAGACTCCCCATTCAAACGGTGTGTGAAAAACAGGGCATTCATCGGTTGCTATAAACAATAAATATTCATAAGTCAATTCAAATGGCACATTATCACGCACTGATCTACTTTTAGCGTTTTTTAAATACGTTTTAATATGTTGTTGCTTCACGTATAAAGTCCTCTACGTCTTCTTTACTGCGCAATATGTGAATAGGAAAGCCTTGTTCGCCAAGTTCATCAAAAACCAGTTCTTGCCTCGGACTCAGTTTCCCCGTCGCTGTTTTTAGCTCCACGAGATACACCTTTTGGTTTAGAAATACTAGACGATCCGGGACTCCGGTCACGCTGCTGATCCACTTGTAGCTGAGGCCCTTTGATTTCTTCACCAAGTTGTTTAAATGCTTCTCGATCTCTTTTTCCAGCTCGCTCACGTTTATCCTCCTCAGTGGCGTAGATGCTAAACACCTGTTTAAAAATATGCTCGCCTAAATAGGAGCGTGATTCATCACCAATTTTACTTTCCTCTTCGCCAATGTAGGCAAAAACGTGAGTGACAGTGTGGCTTACCTCATGGTAGATTACCCCCATACGTTCAAGCGCGGTTTCTTTGGCCATTTCTTCGTAGTTAAACACAATGGCCAACATGGCAAAAGTCGTACCCTCTTGCTCAATGAAGTGTGACTCTGCTAAACCAACATCAAGGGCGCTATGGCGAGTAGTGATCTTGGAGTCTTTGACTGCCTGCTGAAACGCAGAGTCAGAGAAGCACACTTTGATCTTAATACCAAAATGGCCGGTATCTGCAACATAGTACGGTCGTTTAATGACGGATGTTTTTGTGTTTGATCGGTTCGAATATCTCTTGTTGCTCGTTTTCAAAAATCTCTCCAGTGGCTACTAATTGTTTAATGCCGTCTACTAAGGCATCGTATTCTTCTTGGTTTAAGTCCATCTCGTCCGCCCAACCCGGCACAAACTCTACGTCGTTTTGTTTTCTTTTTGTCATTTCTTTACACTCTTACGTTGACGTGGTTTCTTAGCTGGTACTGGCGGCTTCTCTTTAATAAACAGTTTTCTTAAAAAGATCTTAGCTCTATTGTACAGGCTTTCTCTTTTAGCGCGCTCTTGTTCAATGTGTTCTTTGAGCAGTGCAATAACACCAATCTCGACTAACTTGCTGGTGGTGTAGTCATTTAGGTCTAGTCGGTAGTTTGCCGAGCCATCGTCGTTGTTGCTCTCAAACACCATGGTGAACTGGATATCGTCTGTCATTTGTTTTTCCTTTGCTGTACGTGCCATTGGCACAGGTCTTTGTAGTACTTAATCTCTTGCTCGTACTCTTGGTACTTGTGGTTGTAGATGTCGGTCTGCTCCTTGATGCTGGGGTCTTTTGGGCGCATCACCAAGCCGATCAAAAAGCCGATGAAGAAGGATAGTGCGATCTCAGTCATGGTCAAGCCCCATCTTTTGCAGGTCAGCTCTCTGCCTTGCCTCTTGCTCCTTGACATTTAGCATGCCTTTATGTCCGCTTTCTACCCAAAAACCTTTTAGGAGACTGCTCTGAGTCTGCATGTTATCCCATTCACGCACTCGGTACTTGTACAGCTTAGTCCATGGTAGGTGGTTCGCCTGCAGCTTGACCCACCACACGTACAGTCTAGTCTTCATGGCCTATTCTCCTATTCCGTAGGCGTGTGAGTTCATAATCATATCAGCAACACTGCTAAAAATTACAAATGACCCCATTTGTTTTGTGGCATCTTTGCTGTACAGTGTTGCCACCTCATAGCGATCGGAGTTCTTAATCTTTTTGCGGTGCTCTTCGGCCTGTTCTGCTGTTTCAAAACCACATAGTAGTGCTATGTTTTTCATATTATTCTCCTATTCCGTGGGCTCGCTCGATGGCGCGGGCGATTTCAATTAGGCCTATGATGTTTATGTCGGCAGAGTTTGGGTGCACTCCGCAGGCTAAAATCATTTCGTGTGTAAAGTAACTTATTTGTTCGTCGCTAAGTGGTGTTTTTGGGTATGTATAAAGGGGAATTTTTATATGATGATTCATTGCTTCAGCTTTTACAGTGGTAAAACTTTGCACTCCAAGTTCGTTCACATACATCCACGCAACGGGCTCACGTTGCGCATCTTGCCGGTCTTGTGTGGTGAAGGTGGTCATTTGATTTCCCTTTGTGGCAACACATTGCCATCTTTGTCAATTCTTAAACACATATCAACGATTGGTGGTTTGTATCCCCTGCCCTCAACAAACCTTTGCACTGCTGAATCTCTTTGCTTTGCCATGCCGTCAATAAAGCCCTTTTCATAGGCAGCGTTATCTTCTGATGGGCAATACTTCTGTGGTTGCGTGTAGAGTGGAATATCGGTATCAAATTGCTTGTGTTTTGTTACGCTGGTTGATACATCCATATTCAATTCTTTAGGGTCTATCCACGCTACTGGTTCATTATTCATTTCTCTTGTGCCTTTCGTGCTTCATAAAACTCTATTAATGCTTCCGCAAACATCACAGGAAAATCAGAATCTGCTCCAGCCCTAAGTGAACCTTCTGATACACCACTTTGATGGAGGTATATATTGTGTATTTCTTCAGTAGTTAATTTCATTTCTCTTGTGCCTTTCCAAACAATCTTTTAACAAGACCAGCCATTACTTCATATTCTTCTTGGGTCATGGTTGTTCTCATCTCGTCAAAACCTTCTAACTTAATGCATAGCTGGAATTTTTCGGTAGTTAAATCGTGACCAGCTTTATAGCCAAGACAAATATTGTTTGACGATAAGAATTCTATAGGACAGACTGTTCTTTTTCCATTTTCACCGTGTAGTATTAACATTTTTCTTGTGCCTTTCGTAACGCAACGCCACCCAATCCGCTATTTGGGTTTGGGTCTACAGCTACCAAATTCTTTTCCCATCCAATAAACGGATTAGGTTTGTTGATGTTTTCCCAATCTGGTATTTGTTTTTTCAACGCTTCTATTTCAGCTTGTTGCTGGCGTAGCATGGTGGCTGCTTCGTTGCACATATTCTCATGTGAATAGTTATACCATTCGTTTAACTTATCAGCTAGTTCATTTGCGTTCATTTCTCTTGTGCCTCTACAGACGGTATCGTTTTCCATTCAGTCCAGCAATAGGTAGTGTCTGGTCTTTCCCTATATTGCAAAACTTTTCCATCTTTGGTTTCTAGCCATCTTAAATCAATCATTTCTCACTCGCTTTCTTTAGTATTGCTCTAGCAAAATCCAAAACATCATATATACAAGCAAGGTAGTAACCTAAATTGGGCTGATACTTGGCTTCAATCAGTATTTCCTCATCTGTTAGTGTCTTTGCTGGATGGGTGTAGAGTGGAATGTTGTATTCCAATGACTGATGTTTTGATATTGCGTAATCAGGGTTTTTGTGCATCCACGCTACTGGTTCATTATTCATTTCTCTTGTGCCTTTCCATGTTTATTTAAAGCATCTATCAAAACAATCCCAATTTCGTTGTCCCAAACAGTATTTTGACCATCACTCCAACCTTCTTGTACATAAATAACTTCTTGGTCATAGTTAATATCGTAAGTAACTCTTGACCTACTTACACGCTTTTGGGTGCATAAATCCTCACGCATTTCAGTTAGGCTCATTTCTCATTCACTTTCCTTAAAAAAAATCCCCAAACAACACCTAACAAAAAAGATACTGAGCAAAGTAACCCTACAAATTGTCCGTCAGTCATTTCTCACTCACTTTCTTTAGTATTGCTAAAACAATTGCATGGGCTTCTGCACCAGTTCGGCAATCATAAATTCTTACAGTAAAATCATCTATTTCCTCATCTGTTAGTGTCTTTGCTGGATGGGTGTAAAGAAATTCACCTTCTACCCTAGTCTGCCAATCACTACCACTACCTGAATCAATATATTGATAGCCATAGCCATCAAAGTCGTATCGTATCGCTACTGGTTCATTTGCTTTGGTGACGCTTTCTAAACCTGCCTCAAAGCCGCCGGCGTGTGCCATTGCCTCGTGATGGCTTGCCTGTTCAATCATGCGCTCGATGCGCTGTTTTAACGCTTCTATTTCAGCTTGTTGCTGGCGTAGCATGGTGGCACACTTAGTTATTAATTCAGCAATCCAAAATTTTTCTAGTTGTTTTGCCAAATCTTCTGCATCATCAGCTAGTTCATTTGCGTTCATACTTTTTCCTACCTTTCTTAACTTTTTCTTACAAATCAGCTATTTAACATACTTTTTTATACGTTAACATACTATATGTTACTGTGTAAAAAGTATGTTAATTATTTTCTCACCTGTAATAGTATCGGTCCTAGTCGGTAGACTGAGTACATGTCCCCACCGTTAAAGCGCGGTGAGTTCCATTGTAACGGCTCGCCTTTAAACCATGGTGCTTTGTAAAAGCGGATGTTCATTTGGTGTCCTCGATGACAATGTGTTTTTCCCTGCGGTAAAACTCCTCGTCTGTGAACACCTTGGCGATATGCTCGGGTAGGTGGTCGCAGGTCATTCTAATGTTGTGGATGTGTTTATTTGAGAGCGCGCACAACGGCACCCATCTAATCGGTAGCTTGCCCTCAATGCCATACGTGCCCCAGTGAAACGCA